AAGATGGTGGTAGGAGATTACATCCGTGGCGTAAATGCCCGTGAAGCCAAAGGCAAGTCCTCTGGTACTCCAATCAAAGCCCCATCCCAGCCGAGACCTTCAGCCGCCCCTGCGAGAGTTCCTGCAAAGGACGCTCAGTCGCAAGCCGCCCAAAAGCGTTTTACTGTTTCTGGCAACCGAGATGACCTATCTTCTATAATCGCTAAACGATTCCTGTAATCATTCAAAAACCTAAAACCTATATACTAATATGGCTAACCTCACAGAACCCTCCTTTACCTCTGGTAAGAGAGAAGAACTCGCAGACCTCATCGCACTTGTCGATGCCAAAGATACCCCCTTCACCTCTATGGCGAAGAAGGGTAGCAAACCTGGAAATACCCTTTTCAGATGGCAAGCCGACTCTCTGCCTACCCCCAAGATGACTGGTACAGTCGATGGTACGGATGTCTCGTCCTATGACAACTATGTCAAGGATGGCTCGACAACCTATCGTGCTGAACTCAGCAACTACATCCAAATCTTCAGACGCTCCGTCCGTGTCTCTCCTCTCACACAGGATATCACGACAGTCGCTGGTGTGCGTGATGAACTCGCTAACAATGTTGCCAAGGGCATCCAAGCCCTCAAGCGTGACATGGAAGTCACCTTCTGCTCTAACAATGGTGCTCAAGCCGATGCTGGTGGCTCGACCCCCTACCTCACCCGTGGTCTCCACAAGTGGTTACAGCCGATTGCCTCTAAGGATTCTGTCCTTCCTGTCATCGACCAGTTCTGCACCCCTACGGCTAATCGTTCGACTGTTGGTACAGCCGCCCTCACAGAGTCTGTCGTGCAGGATTTGCTCACAGGCATCTACTCCCAGACTGGTCAATACAGAGATTATGACGCTCTGGTTGGCACAGCCCTCAAGAGAGCCTTCACAAACCTCGTCTTCACATCCTCGTCCACAACTAACGCTTCAACCAACACATTCACTCAGAATGCTGTTCGTACTCTGAATCGTGAGTCTGACTCGACATCCTACATCTCGTCTGTCGATATCTTTGAAGGCGATTTCGGTAAGTTACGCCTCCACCCTTCCCACTACCTCAAGGCTTCTTCTGGCGTTGGCTCGACCTTCGTTGGTTATGTCATCCCCTTCGACCAAGTTGAAGTGCGTTATGGTGGCAATGTTGCTGGTGTGACTGCCCTGCCTAACAGCGGTGGTGGTGAAGCCCGAATGATTGAAGCGGTTGCAGGTCTCTGTATCTACAACCCCCTCGCCTTCGGAGTCTTCGACTTCACAGCCTAACAACTGAGGTGTCAGACATAATCCAAAGTCTGGCTGATGCAATCCCCTCCCACCTTAGAAATAGGGTGGAGAGGGAACTCATCAATGGCTGGAGGATGGAGGAAGTCAAAGCCAAGAGCACAGCGAAGCAATCCGCTGTTTTTCGACACGCTAACGAGGCTAATAACATCGAAGGCGTTGGTCGGTTGAAAGCACAAATTCCTGTTCAAGCGTGGCACTACTGGGGTCAGCGTCTTGGGTACGAGTGCTGGGAAGATAATGCATTCCTAAACGAATTCCTACGGGACAACCCAGAAACAGCCGTTACCAATTATGCCAAGCGTACTTGTGTTAACGGTGCAATTTTCACAGGTGACGGATATCTCACATAATGAGAACATCGAACTACTCGCAAATCCTATTTGACGCTCTCCAGTATTCTGGAAACGACAGACACAACATCACGCATGAGACATTCTCTCAATTCCGTGACTTCAGTTCTGCTCGTATTCGTGAGGCTTGGGAATCTAACCAATGGGCAGATATCTGCCGACTGGTTGAGTTCACCACGACAACGGATGCAAATGGCGTTACCTCGTTCACGCCCGTTACAGAGGCTGATGAGATTCTTGGCGTGTTCTCTAAGAACCCGCAGGAAACGACAAAGGCTGTGCAGTTGGCGTATCAGATTTACGACAGCGGTACGGAGCGAAAGGTCGTAGTTGGAAACATCAGCGGTGGTTACTATCTCTATCGCAAGGACTGCATTGCCCTAGAAGGCGATTTATACAGCCCTACGGTTGTCTACTACCAAGGAGTCCAAGTCTATTTTGACTCTGGCTCTGGTACAGGCTCTTATGTTCCAGTCTTGGGCAAGCCCCACGCTGGCAATTTCTATACTTGCACCGTGGCTTCCACGACTGCTGGTCAAAACCCAAACACCCACCCTGCCTTTTGGACAAAGACTGATATCCCTTATATCTTCTCTGCGTTTATGGCTTGGGGGTCTGCCGCTAATTGGCTTGTTTCTGAAGGTCAGATTCAAGAGGCGGCTACCATCGAAGCCAAGGCTAACCAAGTCCTTGAGCAAGAATACGACAAGTTCCTGCGTCAACAGGGACAGTTCGGTAAAATCAACATGACAAACACTTACTAATACAATGGCTAACATCTCATTCACCTCCCCCTTCCTCCGTGGCTTCACCCACGCTACATTTACAGTAGGCACATCTGCCTCTACTATCCTTGACCACGCTGTCACCCCTATCAGACGGGTGAGCGTCATCATCCAGAACCAACACGCCACCGCTAAGATTACAGTTCGATTCTCTGAGTCTGGCTCTGACGGTCTGTTTGTTAAGGCTGGCGAAAGCATCTCGCTGGATAACTACAATGGTCACATCCGTTGTCTGTCTGATACCGCCTCTACCCCTGTTCATATCGCCTACGCTGTTTGCTAATGAGCGTAGACCTACATCGGATAGGCACAGGCATCTCGTCTGGCTCTAGCCGTAACGGGTTCGGGAACATCGTGTCGTTTCCTAGCGTCTCGTTCCCTGCCAATGGGTTGTTCTACCAGTCTTTAACTGGAGTTACTTATCTTGTCGCAGAAGGTGGTGAGTTTTTTGTTAGCCCTGCTGACGGGTCTAATGTTCCAAATGAAGTCTGCGATGTGGATGCCTACCACAATGGTTCTGGCGGTTTCTACAACGACTGGGCAAACGCCACAAATATTGCATACAAGCCAGCGGGGACAATTTTCTGGCAGGATACCACTATTTATACTGCAAACCCTGTTGAAGTTCCTGCTAGTAGCGGAAACTATTATGATGGTTATTTTGGCTACAACAACTACACGCACGATGGTTCTGGCGGCTATGTATATGATGACACAACCGACACCCCTTGGGCTGAAGGGGTAGAAATTGATGTAGCACTTCGGAGTTACTCTGAAATTGAAGTTCCTTCTGGTAGCGAAACCTATTTTGAAACAGGAAAATATTCCACCTATGTTTGGGATGGAGCAGTTGGCTATTACCTTTCCTCAAACCTAGGCACATACTACGCTAATGGGACTTTAATTACTGATGTTAATCAGACTGTTGAAGTTCCTTCTGGTAGCGAAAGTTATTATCCCAACGGCAAATACACTAGGTATAACTGGAATGGTTCTGGTGGGTATACTACATTAACAAATCAAGGTTCGTTCTACGCTAACAACACCACTATTTATACTGCAAACAATCAAACTGAAGTACCTTCTGGAGGTGGTAGTTATTACGACAATGGAACAACTTCTATTTACAAGTGGAATGGTTCTGGTGGCTTTACTGGAACAGGTGGCGGTGCTTATTATCCTTATGGCACTTACATCACCGATGACGGCACTACTGCTTATTATTGGAGTAATGACGGTTCTGGCGGCTATTACTCTGAAGCCCTGTAATCAATATGACTACTGCTCCTAAAACACTTCCTAAAGGCTGGGTTGCCTTCGTCCAAGACAACATTGCTGAACCGATTGTTGAACTCAAGAAGGACGGCAAATACTACGGACAACTAACGGTTATCTCTAAGCCCACCGAAGCCGAACTAAAGGCTGAACTCAAGCGTCTCAAAATCTCTCTCCCTGTATGATTACTATTCTCCTTTCTACAGTCACCTTCCTTGGTGGCGTTTATGTCGGCACTCGCTGGTCTGAAAAGATTAAGGCTGTCTACTATTCTATCATTTCTCAGTAATGGCGAATGAATACCAAAAGGACGGAGACTTAGGATTTGTCGGGCTTAACAGCCGTGACAACCCTAGTGCTTTGCCCCAAGGTATCGTTAGTCAGTCTCAGAATTTTAGAATGGATAGGGGTGTTGCCACAGTCCGCAAGGGGATGCAACGCAAGACTATTGGTGCTCTTGTCGGGCAGACGGTTTACGGTGTAGGAACATACATCAACAGCACAGGGCAAGAAATAATCATTGTTGTCCTCACGGATGGTCTTTACTCGTACAACCCTCAAACGGAGATACTTTCCGCTAAGGTCTCATTCCCCGCTGGTGAAACAATTATTACACAGGACGGAGTTGATGTCGTAGCGGGTACGGACAAGGTAATAATTTCTCGTGGTTTCAGCAAGCGTCCGCTGATTTGGGATATCAATGTTACAGTAACCGCTATGCCAACCGCTGGAACAGGACACGAATTCCCATCCTGCGAAAGCATCCTGTACTATGCTAACCGCTTTATTGTTACTGGCAAGCATCACGCTGAAACAAATGTCCTCCGAAACAACGATACTGTTTCCGTAAGTAA